CTTACTTAAAAAGTGACGGTACAGAGTACCGACTTTGCCCCACTCGGAACGAGGGGGTGGGGGCAAAAACGCCATCGTCTAGATGACTAGTGGACTTACACACACAACAGAGTTGATTTAAAGCACACACTAGAGTACAAGAAACAATGGCTAGAGTTAAATTCGATATCAATAAGGTTGCCCATGAAACAAGGGCGAAATACAAAAGGACTAGTATATCTAGTCGAAAGCCTAAGAAAAGTTCTATGAACAAAGCGAAGAAAAGGGATTTTAAAAAATATAACAGACAAGGAAAATAATGTTTAAAAAATATTTAAAAGAAATAAAAGCTCTATCACTATATTACAGAGAAGGAATAGTTGGTGCTTATATTGGGTTCTTATTAGGATTTGTTTTAAGTGCGTTTTTTTTTGGTTAACAAAAGGTAAAAATTATTTATGGTTGCTAAAGTATATCAAAATCCAAAAGGTGGATTAAATGCCAAAGGTAGAGCATTTTTTAAAAGAACAGAAGGTTCTAATTTAAAAGCTCCAGTTAAATCTGGAAAGAATCCAAGAAGGGTATCATTTGCTGCAAGATTTGCAGGAATGAAGGGCCCAATGAAAGATAGCAAAGGTAGACCTACAAGAAAAGCATTAGCATTAAAAGCATGGGGTTTTGGCTCGGTAGCTGCTGCTAGAAGTTTTGCTAATAATAATAAAAAAACATAGGAGAGAAATGAGTAATGTAAACAAAGCAGGTAACTATACAAAGCCTGGTCTAAGAAAAAGATTATTTAATCAAATCAAATCATCAGCAACACATGGAACTAAAGCTGGACAATGGTCAGCTAGAAAAGCCCAATTACTTGCTAAGAAATATAAATCTGCTGGTGGTGGATATAAATAATGGCATTAGCCAAATCTCAAAGAAGTTTAAAAGCTTGGGGAAAACAAAAATGGAGAACCAAGTCTGGTAAGAAGTCTTCTGAAACAGGAGAAAGATATTTACCAGAAAATGCTATTAAATCTTTGAGTGCATCTGAATATGCAAGAACAACTGCTGCCAAAAGAAAAGGTAAAGCTTCTGGTAAACAATTTGTTAAACAACCAAAAAGCATTGCTGCTAAAGTTAAAAGATTTAGATAAATGGATTATATTTGTAAAATATGGAGGGATGATACCCTTAAAAAAGAAATATTGTTTTCTGCTGATAATGATGTTATAGCTATGCAGAAATGTAGTGCTGCTATTCCAGATGGATGTAGAGCTACATATTATGAAATAACACAAGAGGAGAAACAATGCCTTACGGAAAAGGAACCTACGGTTCAAAACGAGGAAGACCTGCAAGTAAAAGCGGAATGACCGCAAAACAAAAAACTTTACCTACAGCTCTTAAAAAAAAAATAATGGCAGCCAAAAAGAAAAAATAGTGGCTACTAAAGAAGAAAAAATTTGGATGGACAAAGTAGCTGAGTTAGGTTGCTTTGTCTGCCAAGGTCAAGCAACATTACATCATATTAGAAATAATGGTAATGGCAATGTTGGTATGGGTATGAAAAGTTCACACTTTGAAGTAATTCCATTATGTTATGAGCATCATCAAGGTAATACTGGAATACATTTAGATAAAAAAAATTTTGAAAATAAATACGGTACAGAAAAACAAATACTAGATATTGTTAGAGAACGTGTTATTGAACAAGATGAATTAAGCAGTATTAATTTTTTATGAGTTTTTTAAATAATTTATCATTAAAAGATAGAAATAGATTAAGAACAATAGTTAAAAAAACACATCTTAAACATTATCCTACACACATGATTACTAATTATGAAGCTGATAAATTAGTAGAAGCTTTTGGAGAAGAAACAATATATAAACTTCTCAAAGCAAATGTAGGTACAAATGTCGATTAATTTTAATTATAAACCAGAAGGTAATATTTTAAAAACTTTTATGAAGTCTGACGACTTCTTTAGAGGATTAAGAGGGCCAGTAGGTTCTGGTAAATCAGTATCTTGTTGCATAGAAATTTTTAGACGAGCTTTGTCACAAGAAAAAAATGCACAAGGGGTTCGTAAATCTAGATGGGCAGTAATAAGAAATACTAACCCACAATTAAAAACTACAACAATTAAAACTTGGTTAGACTGGTTTCCAGAAGATACTTGGGGAAACTTTGCTTGGTCAGTACCTTACACACATAGAATACAAAAAGGTGATATAGAACTAGAAGTTATATTCTTAGCTCTTGATAGACCAGAAGATGTAAAGAAACTATTATCTCTTGAGCTTACTGGTGTCTGGGTAAATGAAGCAAGAGAAATACCTAAATCAATTATAGATGCTTGTACTATGAGGGTAGGAAGATTCCCAAGTATGAGAGATGGAGGTGCTACATGGTATGGAGTTATAGCTGATACCAACGCACCAGAAGAAGATCATTGGTGGCCAATTATGGCAGGTGATGTTCCTGTTCCAGATCACATATCTAGAGATGAAGCTCTTATGTTAATTAAACCAGACAATTGGAGCTTTCATACTCAACCACCTGCTTTGATAGAAAAGAAAAACAAAGATGGCTTTACAGAAGAATATGTACCAAATGATAATGCAGAAAATAAAAAAAACCTAACCCCTAAATATTATCCTAATATTATTAGAGGTAAAACAAAAGGATGGATAGATGTTTATGTTTTAAATAAACTAGGTAGCATAGAAGAAGGTAAACCTGTATATCCAAACTTCAGACAAGAAATACATCTTGCTGCTGAACCTATTAAATCAAATGTTAATCAAACTTTATTTATTGGTATTGACTTTGGATTAACACCTGCTGCTGTTTTTGGACAAAAGACTACATTAGGTAGATGGAATATATTAAATGAACTTGTATGTTTTGATATGGGTGTAATGAGATTTTCTGAACTCCTTAGAGGAGAGATTGCAAAAAATTATAAAAACTTTGATGTTCAAATATTTGGAGATCCTGCTGGAGATTTTAGATCCCAAACAGATGAAAGAACACCATTTTCTATTATGAGAAACTATGGATTAAAAGCTGTACCTGCACCATCTAATGATGTTGCTTTAAGAATAGATTCTGTAGATTCAGCATTACAAAGATTAATAGATGGTAAAGCAGGATTCTTAATTGATCCACAATGTATAAATCTTAAAAAAGGATTTAATGGTGGCTATCATTATAGAAGACTTCAAACATCTGGAGATAGATATGATGAGAAACCTTTTAAAAATAGATATTCCCACGTTCATGATGCTTTACAATATTTAATGATGGGTGCTGGTGAAGGTAGAACTTTATTAGCTGGAAGATCACAAAGTAAACCTGTAGTCGCTAAAAAAGAATGGGATGTATTTGCAGGACAAAAAACACAGAAAAGAAAAGTATGGGATCTATTCAAGAGGAATGGTTAATTTATTTCCACAGTGAAACAACACAAAGATTTGCTAAATGGATATGGTGGTGGAAACCTCCACATGGATTTGGTCATTGTGGAGCTTTAAAATATATAGCTCATTTAGATTCATGGGAGCATTTAGAATTTACACATGCTGGAATCAGAACTTCAATCTTAGATAAGGAACAATCTAAGAACTTTTTTGGTTATTTGTATGAATATGAAATACTTATATGTCCAGTTAAAAATGATTGGCATTTGTTTAGAATTAAAGAATTAAGCTGCGTTTCATTTATTATGAGATTAATAGGTTTTTTTAGATGGTATATTATTACTCCTTGGCAATTATATTGTGCGTTGCGTAAAGCTGGATATAAGCGATTTTGGAATAAATCTGATAAAAAGGAATTTCTATGAGTGGTGATGGTAATACAGGTGGTAGTTCTAATAATGATACTTATAAATCAAGTAGAGAAATAGGACTTACTACTCAATATTCAAAAACTAGAGATAAAGATATAGCAGAAGAAAAGGCTAAAGCTTTTCAAGATCAACGTGCTTATGACGTAAGAAGATCTACAGGCAAAGGGCCACCTTCTGTACAAGTTATTACAAGTGTTTTAAGTACACCTTTACAAAAAGGTGCACAATACACTGGAAATTTTTTTACAAGTAAAGTTTTAACTTCAACAAAAGCTAAAAAAAATATTGGTTACACTAAAGAAGAATTTGACAAACTATCCGTTGAAAAACAAAACGAAGTTTATTCTGGATATATGGAAAATAGAATGTCAGGTAAAACTGATGCATATGGTAACCAGGTAGTTTCTGGTGGTGATGGGGGTGGGCAAACACAAAGAAAAACTCAAGCTCAAATAGAAGCTGAGAATGTTGCAATACAAAAAGCAGCACAAGCAGAAAAAGATCAAGCTGCTGCTGAACAAGCTGATGCGTATAAGAAAAAAAGATTATCAATAACATCATCAAGATCTTTATTTGCAAGACCTGGTGGTAGAGGATTTTTTAATTAAATGACAAAAAAATGGATTCAACAAGCTATTAAAAAACCTGGAGCTTTAAGAGCAACTTTAAAAACTAAAGAAGGAAAAAATATTCCTAGAAAAAAATTAGTTAAAGCTGCTAAAGGTTCTGGTATAACAGCTAAAAGAGCTAGATTAGCTTTAACATTAAGAAAGTTTAAATAATGGATTATTTAGATAACTCAGAAATAAATTACGGTACAGAAGATAGAGCATCTGAAATATTAAAAAAATACAAAGAAGCTCAAAACATAAAAGATTACTGGAAAGATAAATTTGAAGAAGCATATGAGTATTGTCTTCCAAATAGAGAATCATTTTATGAAGAAGCTCCTGGTCAAAAAAGAACAGATAAGATTTTTGATGAAACTGCTGTAGTTGGTGTACAAGAATTTGCATCAAGATTACAAGCAGGTATTACACCTACATTTGCTAGATGGGCAGATTTTCAAGCTGGTAGTGAAATGCCACCAGAACAAAGACCAAACATAAATTTACAATTAGATAAAATTACAGATTATGTTTTTCAAGTATTACAACAATCAAACTTTAACCAAGAGATACATGAATCATTTATGGATCTTGCAATTGGTACTGGAGTTATGCTTGTTGAAGAAGGTGATGCAGTTAATCCAATTAAATTTACAGCAGTACCATTAACTAGAGTTTGTTTAAATACTGGGCCAGATGGTTCAATAGATTCTGTTTATAGAACTAGATATTGCAAACCAGATGAAATTAAAATTTTATATCCTAAAGCTAATTTACCAGAAAATTTTGATCCATTAAAAAATAAAAAGAAAGTTAAGATTATTGAAGCAGTTTATAAAATACATGAAGAAAATGTTGAAAAATATAAAATGTGTATTGTTATGGATAGTCCTAAACATATTTTATATGAAGAAATGTTTAAAGGAGAAGGATCAAATCCATATTTAGTATTTAGATGGAATAAAGCTTCTGGAGAAGTTTATGGTAGAGGGCCAGTATTTAATGCCATGTCAGCAATCAAAACTTGCAATCTTACTATAGAATTAATTTTACAAAATGCACAAATGTCAGTAAGTGGTGTATATACTTATGAAGATGATGGTGTAATTAATCCAGATAATATTTCATTAGTACCTGGTTCTTTAATACCTGTAGCTCCAGGAAGTAGAGGTTTATCACCTATACAATCTGCATCTAATTTTGATGTAGCTCAATTAGTTTTAAATGATATGAGAACTAATATTAAAAAAGCTTTATACATGGAAGCTCTTGGTAGACCAGAAGGAACTCCTATGACAGCAACAGAAGTTTCTGAAAGAATGGCAGATTTATCAAGACAGATTGGTTCTTCTTTTGGTAGACTTCAATCTGAATTAATAACTCCATTGTTAAAAAGAATAATTAGAATTTTATCTAAACAAGGTAGAATAGACATCCCTAAAGTAAACGGTAGGGAAGTTAAAATAGCTCCACGTTCACCATTAGCTCAAGCTCAACATATGCAAGATGTTTCTGATGTAACTAGATTTAATGAAATCATTGCAGCTAACTTTGGCCCACAAATGATTAATTTAATTGTAGATCAAAATGAAACTGCAAAATATTTAGCTGAAAAAATGAACTTACCAGAAAAGCTAATTAGAAATGAAGAAGAACAACAAGAGCTAGTTAGACGTTTACAACAAATGCAATCAACACCAGAAGGAGGTGAAGCTCCACCAGGAGCATAATATGTCTTGGAAAGATCTAGAGAAAGAGAAGCCCAAAATAACAAATAGTATTGATGGTTATGTAAGATCTGCAGAAGATGAGCAGATTTTAAATAAACATTTTGCCAATGTCTTTAAAGGAGATGAAGGTAAGAAAGTCTTAAACTATTTACAATCTATTACAATTGAAGCTGTTGCTGGGCCAAATATAGATAGCAACAGATTGTTCCATTTGGAAGGTATGCGATTCCTTGTGGGCATAATTAAAACACGCATAACAAAAGGAGAAAACGATGGCAGATGATAATGCTAATACAGCACCAGTCGCCACTGAACAAACTTCAGAGGTAACTAAACCAGATTATATTCAAGATAAATTTTGGAATGCTGAAAGAAATGAAGTTAATATTGAAAACTTAGCTTCATCTTATAACTCACTAGAATCTAAATTAGGTTCAAGAACAGAAGATCTAACTAAACAAAT